GGCATCGGCATCAAGCTGGGCTTGTGCATCTAGTTCAGCTTGGTTATCTGCCGGTGTATCATCCATTGCGGCTTGTTCTTCTGCTGATAAAAAATTATTCTCACTCATGGGTACTTCCTTTTCTTGGGTTTATAAAGTTGGTTGTTGTTCAATACTGGCCGCTTCATACAGCTGATCTACTAATTCGGCCAGTTGTGGGAATTGCCCCATTAACTGCGCCAGCGTTGCAGAGGTATTTAAGTTGCCTAATTTCGCACCAGATACCGTTTGTTCCTTTTGGGCAATATCTAGTTCACGCTCTTTAACGTCCAATGACTCTAAATGCTTTTCAGCTTTTTGCTGTTCATCACGGCGTTGTTGTAACTCTTGGTCGTGTTGCTCGTTATCCACATCTTCACTAGATTGTTGGCCGTTTAACATACGAATACGTTTAACAATTTCATCACGGTTTTGAATATCGCTAGACTCCACCACTAGATCCAATAGATTAATAACGACTTCACTATCCAATTTACTTACCAGTTCAAATAGGGCTTCCATTTGTGCTTGGCGTACAGACTCGCGGTAATCTTGGGTATTGATCACAAAGTCGGCTTTAGTTTCAGTGATCGGGTTCATTACATTAACTCGGCCATCTTTTTTGTATTCTGGCCAATTGAGGTTTTGCATTTCTGGTACACCAGATTCACCGACAATACGCACGATTTTTGGGGTATCGTAGAATTGTTCGATCATAGATAACTGTTTTTCACCTTGGGTTTGCAGGGCGAAACGTAAGTTATCAAACAGTGGCGCAGTAGCTAATGATCCTTGCGACTGTCTACGTTCGATGGCTACACCACTTAACGCTTTAGAATCACGGCCAAGTTGTTCAGCTGTCACACCTATGGCACGTTCTATGAAGTCACTATCACTTTCAATTAGGGCCACTTGCTCCTGGGCTAACTTCACATCATCACGAATTTCTAGATCTGAACCACGTTTTTTCTTGATAATGCCATTAGGCAAGGCGGCTTGTTCTTCCAGTTCATCCCAATCTTCTACCGCATCATCATCGGCAATAATTTGTTTGGTCGATAAAATGTATAACGCTTTACTACGGCGCTTGTTTAAATCTTCCTGGGGATCACGGGCGGCACGACTTGGACCGTAAGGCGTATTGTCACGGCCACGGGTATAGGCTTTGATAGGGGTAAACGGATATTTGTTGTGCTTATACGCACTGGTCATATCTTGCAATAAACCTTTGGTACAAAAAACAGAACAACGCATTTCCATTTTTACCGCTTCAACAATACTGGCTAAACCACAGCCGACCCAAAACTTATGATCTTCATTTTCTGGATCATGCTCTTTGCCGTTTAAGTCGCTTAACTCTTTGATAATTTCTTCGGGTAGTTGCGAATTCAAACTACACGCCAGGCGTTTAATGGTGGTTGGTTGTCTGTACCAACATTCGATTAGGCGCACACGTTGACGTTGTAAGCCAATATGAAAGCTATCAGTGGCCACAATGCCAGCACGGAAACCGCGAGAATCAGCCGGTTTATGTTCGGTATCTTCATTATCAATGTCTGAATACTGATCAACAGCCTTGGCCGCTAACCGTAATGTATCGGCTTGACCTGGGAACATAGCGATTGATGTATCAAGATCCACATACTTTGAACGGACCATATAACGGCTATCTGACATATCAGGTTCTTTGGCCAACATATCCCACCAGACATTGCGCCAGCTTTCACGCCGACTAAATAACGGTTCTTCATCAGGATCAGAACGGATGCCATCTTCTAACCAACCAAGACCAACAACCACAGCATCTTTAAATGCGGTGCTTACGTGCAATGGCAATTTATTTACATCAGATAAATATTTTAATAAATTTTGTTTCTGTACCGCTGTTTCGTTATCTTCTTTACGGCGTGGGTATACATGGCTTTCTACTCGCGTTTGACGTTCTACGCCAAGTAAGTAGTTAACGTGCTGGGCGATAACATTAAATACCAATGGCGCTTGGCCACGTTCTTCTAAGACTAAAACGTCCTCGGCTTCCCACTGTATGCCATCGTAAAAATCTTCATCTTTGGCCATTTGGTAACGTGCTTCACTACACAGTGTTTTAGCTTCTACCCAATAACTCATAACCTTTTGATAGACAGCTTGGGCGCTCTCTGAACTCATGTTAGATTTATCGGTTAAATCTTTTTGTGGTTTAAAGTCTTTCTTGGCTTCTTTATCCAAGTTAGGGGCTACGTGTTCAGTGCTATGATCCATTGGTCCTACTCCTATAATTCAAACTCTTTGGCAACTTTGCCATCGGCTTTTAATATGCAATCAGCCACAGCCCCCTTAAAGCCATCGTCATGCTCGTTTTCTTCGCCAAACGCTTGATACGGTGGCATTTGAAGTAGTTGATCCAATTCTTCAATAATTACATCAGCAATTTTGTGAGTAACGTTTGAGTGACCGGAAATAAAAAAGCCCAAGAACTCAGCAATACGTGGCGCGGCATTGGCCATAAACGCATTGTGTTCGTGGGTTTCGGTATTGATATATTTATAAGCACTGGATAGTGCAATCACATAAGCGGCTTTACGTGCGCCAGGGCGTGAACGAGCAATAACCATAGCTGGCTCTTTGTCCTCGCCTACAAACTGATTCCATACTTTGATTTCGCCATAGACACGGGCGCATCGGAAATTATCATTAAATTTGTGCATATTAACTGGTCCTCCATGACCTGTTTTTTTTACGGGTAGACTTCTTAGCAGATGGTGAATAACCAATTGCCAGCTGTTCAAAGGCTTTCGCACCATGCGAAGCCCAATTGTGTAAAGGTGTTGACTTGTAACGGGCTAACTTTTCGTCAAATTCTTTTTTATAGTTATCTAAACATTTGATTAACTGGCCACATTTTTCTTCATCAAACCAGCACTTGTGCAAGACTTCACGAACGGCTTGCCAGCCATCAGATTCTTGCGCTATGCGGTGGTTTTTAATCAGTGGTGTAAGGCCCAATTTTTTTAGGGCATCTTCACGGGTACGGCCAGTTTCTAAACTATGTACGGCAACATCATGGGGTAAGTAATGTTTATCCCAAACGTAAGGCAATGACTGTAAATGCTTGACGTAAAAGTCTAGCGGTTCGCCATTGGCTTCAAAGTAGTCAATGATGCGCCATTCGCTATTGTTGTACGCTTGCATAAATACAATAGTGGTTGAATCATCCCAACCAAGATCCCAAAAGGTACTTGTCTTTAATGCTGGGTCGTGTGGCACTTTAGTAATGCGCCCCTCGATACGAGCTTGCGCCATTTGTTTAGTGTAATAAGCACCCTCTACCGATACATGGAAAGCTTCATCCATAGAACTTGGGTACTCTTGGAACATTTCAGCATGGCCTTGTGTTTCACGCTTTTTGATGTACCAGGCCCGTTGGTTACGGGTAAATTTCCAGCCTGTTTCAGCTTCCACTTTTAAAAAGTAAGCGAGATCATCAGCGGTTTCTATTACTTCGCTGGATTCCTCGTCATTCATTACATATTCGGGTTCTTTGTACCACGGGAAAAAATGGAGCTTCCAATCTAGCTTGGTTAATTTTTTGTTTGCCTGTTGGTTTTTCAGTGCCACTTGTGCCAGGTCGAAGAAGTGGCCAAAAGCCCCCTCAGTGGTTGACTCTATGGTAATGATTTGCCCAGCTTGTACCGTGTTTAATGCGCCTGTTCTTATTTCTTTCGCTTTTTCCGGCCACTTTGCACAAACCTTGGCATACTCCGATATGTGCAAAATTTGTAGAGTCGAAGATCGCATAGAAGTACCAACGCGAATACCGGAATTATTACCAAATAGGATTTCTTGAGATCGTTCCGTAGATGGTGAAGCGTTAACTTTGATTTCATTAGGTAGTTCCTCAAAAGCGAATCTGATCTTATCGCGGAAAATTATTTCGGCATCTTCCTTGGTATGGGCAATAACACCACAACGCACGTTAGGGTAAAATATAGATTCATCCAGGGCCATGATAGCCATGAACGTTGTACAACCAAGTTGCCTGGCTTTAACGATAATGTTTAGATAATGGAAATTCTCATACAATTCTGTCTGCGCCCAATTAGGACGAAAAACGGTTAGCTTCCCTGCCTTATCGGTTATCCAATACAAATTATTTAAACGCCACCACTGATCTTGCAAGGCCGCATTAAGTTCAGCCTTGGTAAGTTCTTCTAGGGGTTTGTTTTCATAATCCATTACGAAAGCACCATTAGCTATCTAGCTTATCTTTCAAGCCACCAGGTCGGGGCTTGGAAGTAATGGCATCAGGTGGGG